ATATCACCTGCTAAATTACCAGTGATGGTGCCAGTAAATTCACTTGCGCCAGTTAAATCAACTGTGCCACCTACAGTTAATTGTTCTGTTGCTGAGAATTCAGTTTCGGCGGTAACCATCGTGCTGCCAGTAAGGAGAACGGCAGCATCTAATGCCACAGCAAACACACTATTAGCCGTAATATCAGTTGCTAATAAGCCAGTTATTTGTGTGGTTGTGGTTAATGCACTGGATAATTCAAGTGCAGCACGACGGTCTACAGCAGAGTCAACTGCTAGTTCAGTGGTAAATTCAATTGCGGTGTTGGTATTGTTTGTAACAGAAGCTGAGATATCAGCAGAGAAAGTGGAAGAAATGTCAAGTTCAGCACCATAAACTGGACTTCCTTGCGCACTCCAACTTGTTGCAAACCCAATATCAGCCAATGCTATTACATTTAGAACAGCTTGTGTGTCTAAAGTAAAATCACTGTTAACATCAATATCGCCTGTGCGCTGAGCAAATACAGTGATATCTGCTGTCATAGCACCAGTTACTGACACTTCACCAATTACTGTTAATACAGCAACAGTTTCGTTAGTAAATTGCGCATTAACTGCGAGTTCAGCACTGTGAGTTACACCAGTTGCGACTAATTCACCACTGATGGTAGAGGAGAACGCTGCGGTGATAGGTTGCCCTTCAACATAACCAGTGGCTACGTATCCTTCACTTACATATAGTGATAATTGGGCTTGTATCAGTGCCATCAGCGTTCTCCAGTTCTATTAGTTTAGGCTAATAGTTAATGAACCAGTTGAAATCTGGAAAGTGTCACCTGAACCAACTGACTTGCTGTTAGTTAATTCACCAACAAACAATAAGTTGCCAGCGTTGTCATAAACACCTGCGTGAGTGATTGTGCCCCAGCTTGCGCTAGCAGTTGGGAACTGAACATCAGCAGAGTTAGCAGTAGCGCCTGAACTTGCAGCACTAAAAGTAACTGCGGTGCGAGCGTATGAACCGCCTGATACTTCAGTTACGGTGCCTGCTTCTGCGTCAGCAACAGCAGTAAATAAACCCACAGTCCATGAAGTTGGACGAGTGGCTGTGCCAGTGGTTAGCAGCCAGTTGACTACTAGATCTTCAGCGTGGTTAGTTGCAGCATTAGATGTTGCCATGATATTTTCTCCTTACTATAATATCGTTTTTGTGGGAGGTTGGACTATTCGTCTACAGGCTCCCACAAACCTGTAGTAGTATTTAGTGTATATTCGTTGCCGGGTTTTGGGGCAATAAAGGCATCAAGCTCACGATTGTATGTGTAGCCAATGCCTGCGTAGTTCTTTCGTAGTGGACGATTTTCTGGATGTTCGTTGCCATATGTGTTATATGATGTTTGAACCCATTCACCTTCAAGTGTATTAATAAAGTCTTGTTCAGCAACAATAACTTGTGTGACTGTATCGTTTTCTATTAGTGCGTAGTGACTCATAGTGCGTATCTCACAATAACAATGCCTGAACCACCTTTATTGCCCGATTTTAGATCACCTGAACAATAGTAGCCACCACCACCGCCGCCGCCGGAATTAGCTAAACCAGCTGTGGCTCCAGCATTGGAATTGCCTCCGGTGCCTCCGCCACCTGTGCCACCTGTGCCAACTGTTTCGTAACACGGGCCGCCGCCACCACCACCACCAGCATAATAGTTTCCATTCAGCCATTGAACGCCATTGCCGCCATTGCCTGATGAAAATAAAGTTCCGTTTCCGCCAACAGCCCCGGCACCACCACCGCCTGCGGCTGATGCATACCCTGAATCCAAAACTGATCCGCCGCTGTTGCCTTGACCGGGTGTTCCTGCTGCTCCGCTAAGATAACCTGCTGTGCCACCGCCACCGGATCCGCCAGTTGATGGAGGGTATCGCCCTGATCTTGACCCATACCCACCACCAACGGCAGTTAAATTAAATGCAGTTGAATTACCACCTTTATTAATTGATGATGCTGTGCTACCTGGTGCAGTGCCGCCAGCTCCAATTATAATTGAATAGTTGTTGTCGGTTAATGTGGCTATTCCGCTAAGATAGCCGCCAGCACCGCCACCGGATCCGCCTCTATTTGAGGTATCCCCTTGGCCGCCGCCACCACCACCAGCAACAACGAGATATTCTACATCACCTGATCCAGTTACTGACAATGTGCCAGAAGTTGTAAATGTGTGATAAGCATAACCGCCTGCTTCAGTATAGGTGCCACCAGATACGCTAAACGCTGCTTGAGCACTATAAACTTCAGTGCTACCCAAATACATCTTAGACACAGTTTGTGTGCCTAAATGTATTGCTGCTATGTTTGAACTCCCAAGTTTCATTCAGTAATTACGTATAATGTGTTTGTGTCTGGTGTAAGTGCATCATATTGGGCTTGTGTAAGCGACACAATAGTGCTAACACTTGAACTTAATACACCGCCTGCGGCTGCTACATTAGTGGCATCAGTGACATCAGCACCTGCTTCAATACCAGCAAGTTTGGCACCATCACCCGCACTAAATTCCTGTTGAATAGCATTTACACTATCAGCCATAAGTTTAATATCAGCTCTGGCTAGTCCTGGATTATCTGATCCAGCATCTAAATGTGTAGTTGAAATAGGTGTTGTGGGCCAAGTCATTGTTTATTCTCCCGAACTTTGTGTTTTTCGATATTCAGCCCAACGAGCACTTAGTTCATTTGCTTTTTGTGTGTACACTACACTATTTGATGGTTCAGTGTTCTTAAAATAGTGTGCTAGCATTCTTAATGCGTTAATAGCTGATGGTGTTGATAAATCCATATCAGTTTCCTTAATCCAATGTTACGGTAATTGCACCAATCGCAATTGTAAAACTATTTGAACTATCAACTGTTTTATTTGTCATATTTCTTGCAAATAAAGCATTACCGCCAGTTGCTGCATCCATAATAGCCATTGACTTTGCAACATATTCATTTGTTGCTGTAAATGTAATTGCACCTGTATTAGCAACAACACCACCACTGGGTGCACCAAATGTTACTGCTTGACGGCTGTAACCGGCATCTGTTACTTCTGTTGCTGTGGCTGTGTCATCAATAGCATTTGTAAACAAAGCAACATACACAGTTGCAGGAGAACTGAGTGCAGTTCCGCGTAGCACATGGTTAAGTAGTGCTGTTTCTAAATAATCTGTAATATAACTCATATTGTTCCTCCACCATCTGGTGTGTCTAAATTGCTCCAGTAATCATTTACATATTGTAGTTCGATCTGATGTCCATAACTTCCACTGAATAGATTGTTAGGTCCAAGTGGTGAATAACCCATATTATTGTAAGATTGTGGTGTTCCATTTGCTGGATATATTCCATTAATCCATGCGTCAACGCCATCAATCGATGCAACACTTTGTCCTAATACATTGGCATTTATGATACTGGTATCAGCCGGATCAAATGTTTTACCAAAAGTAAACCACAATCCACTGCTTATGCTTGCACCTTCGGGACCAAATTGACGAATAAATGCGAGATTACCATCCCAACCACTTACATTTACATATGGTTCATTAGCAATAGGCCAAAACTCACCATTGTTATTCCATGGAGTAAATGATAAATCTTCGACACCAATAAGTTGATATCCAGCACTTAAATTGTATATCGCCATTCTGGCTTGTGCATAACTTAAATTATCTGATCCATAATTAGCAAATATCCCGGCATCATTTTCTTGTGTGCAAGCAAATATTTGTATCCATTGGCCAGCAAGTGAATGTGGTAATTCAATGTTACCGCCAGGATATCCAACATCAAAGCTGAATAACCATCCACCATTAACATTGTAATGTGTGCCATTGTTATCATTTCTTACTTGTAAATCACCATATTGCTCATTACCATCGAGCTTTGTGTAAACACCACCAGTAATTTGACTATTACCGATCAAATTTGGGTCGGGTAATTTTACAATCCAACTAATTGCTAAACGATGAATATCAAAATCTAGACTGGTTTTCCATCCGGTTAAATCAATAGTAGCTGAATCTGGTGCGCTGTTCCAATACACATTTCTATTTGAATCATTGGTTGAATAACTTGGTGTTACACCAGGCCATAGTGCTTGAAATGAGCCAGAACCGATTAGTTCTGGATTCCAATCCAATTCACCTGTGTTCCAACTTGCTGTATAATGTCCTGCTCTACCTAAACCTAACATTGTGTATTCCTTATGCTATGGTAGCAAATTCTGGCGATACTGAAATAAAATGTAGATATTGATTCGTATCATATGTTTCGCCAATATCACTGATACTAACTGTAACCATTGTTACTGAATTTGCTGTAGTTCCAACAATATTATTTGAATTTGCATACAGATAAGTTGAACCAGTTGGTAATGTTACAGTATGGCCACCAGTTGCATCTTGTCTAAACATTAGTGTAACTGTATCCATTGATCTATAATTTGCAATACCAATATAACCATTAAAGTTGGTAATTGTTAAATCTTGTGTTACTTCAATAAACGCAATTTGACGATCGTTCCACTTTGTAACTTCATAGTTAGCACTTGGATTTGATTGATAAGTTACTTCTTCATGGTATTGACTTAGTGTGCCTAATTTAACTTTGGCCTGATCATCATCGTTTTTTAAGAAGTAGTAGTTGTAATTGTTTCTTGCATCTGAGCTAATACCACCATTATAATCGTTTCCACCACCATTGTATTGACCATTTGGATAGTTATGGATTAAATATAGGCTATCCGGCGACTGGCCTCCGCTAACACTAAATGTCAAACCTACGGCTCGTTCCCAGCTGCCATTAACTTGTAGGTCAGCATTTAATGCTGACCCATATCTAAATGTGCCGGTTGTGGATTTATTAGTAACACGAGCTGTTAGTGCATTAACAAAGTTTCTGTTTCTACTAGTGCCCAGTGCATCACCCACATCGTAGTTGTAGTATGCAATTTGTGCTGCACGATGTGTGTATGCATTTGAATTTACGGTGCTTCTACCACCTTCAATCATGCTGACACTTAAAGCACGCCCGCGATCTACTGTAGACGATCCGTCGGTAAAGATATTATATTTGGTAATATTCTGTGCATAGTATCTCCGATTAGTAGCGCCGTTTTCGGTGTAATAGTTGTTGGTTAACAGTGAGTGTCTAGACTCGTTTTCTGGATCGTAGTTAGTGCTCCATTCATTACCTGGGTCACCAGCAAAGCCATTACCAAATTTTAATTGGAATGGAAGTGGGCGTGTTGCAGTTTCAGTAATAGCTGTTGAATGTGCAGCAATTTCATTGGTAAATGTCCAGTCACCGGTATCGCCGCCACCACCGCTTGCTGCTTGTAATTCTAAATTACCCGAAGTTGAGTTATATGTTAAAACATAACCATCTACCGGGTTTGCAATGTTGACATCAGATAAATCACCAATGCTTTCACCTGTAATGTTTTCTAGTTTGTCTGTGTTTAGATTGGTAAAGTTTGTGTCTAGTTCAGTATACGTAAGTTCTGAACCTTTACCACTGCGAGTAGTAATTGTTGTCATTTAATAGTCTCCGCTGGCCAGCGTTTATGCTTTTATTTAGCAAAAACAAACGTGCCCCGTGAGTAGAACAGGGCACTTTTTATAAGTAATAGTGCGGGTTGATACCATCCCGTATTCCTTTGTATAGACAGGGTTAGAACATTCGTTTTAGCCCTGTCGCTTTTTCTAGCCTACGATGTTGATCCAGTGTTTCTACTAAAACCACACGACGTAGGTCAGTTCGTATTAAATCTTCTAGTTCAATACCATATTTGCGTCGTGCTATTTTGGTAAGTCTGTGCTCGCTGGGGAATGCTCTCGCGGTTGAGTTGATGTCGCAGTGTATGCTTTCGTCTCTGCCCATTCTGGCTCCGTCAAAGCCAACAAGCCATATACGATCAAAACGGTTAAGAGCCCATAACCCAGCGTTATAACCTGATCCGTGTTCACTCGGGATATAAAATGCTTTGTTAGCCAATCCTGGACGATCCTGAACGCTTTGATATAACTTTTCATCAGTAAAAACAATATGATCTGCTGGAACACCTTGCCAAGTTCTATTGGTAGCAATGATGTAGGTTTGTGTATTTACTGTGCCGTGCCAATCAATTAGTTTAATACTAGGCCCATTGCCTACAATAACAGCATGTGATTCAGCGTGTTCATCAGCATACTCATCAGTGGGTATGTAATAATTAATCATCATCCTGCCATGGTAGAACAGGTTTTTCTGACAATTCAGCATCAACTGTAAGCGTGGGTTTGCCAATTAATCTGTCATACACAGTAGCAAATGCTTGTGCGTCACCAGTTTCAACAGCACGCTCTAACAGTTTAACTGCTGCATTGTTGAACATTGCTACCCAACCAGCTGCTTGTGCTTGAACAACTTCTTCCATCATCTTTTTCATTTGACGACGCTTACGACGCTGTTCTAGATGATTAGCATACTCCTCGGGAGATAACTTTTCTAGATATTCGCGATATGGATTAATGCCTTTTTTCCACATCCGTGCTTGGAATACCGGGTTATCCTTCCATGAATTTCGTGATCGTTCACTCATCTGCTACTCCCCGTGCTGTGAGTGTGCTTTCTCCATTTACAAGTCGCTCTGCAAAATCAGCACAATTCAATATGTTGTGTACTTCTTGTTGAGTTAGAAGTAGGTTGGGTGTATAAGTCATTGTTTCTACATCATCTAGTTGGTCAACTGGATGTAGTTCGATGGGATCTGATTCTATGATGTTCATGTTTTACCTCTTGTGAGTGATCCTAATAATAGTAAAACTATTTATTATTATTTTTTCGACTCCATCTAGTATTAGCGGCTACTCTTGCTTGTGTGCTCATATGTTCACTGCGTAGAATAACTTGACTATTTGACTGTGTCCATGGCGAGTTGGGGTCACGGCGTGTCATACAATAATCTTGTGGCTTTCTACCACGCTGATGCCAGTGATCCTGCCATAGTTCACGCCATTGTTCAAAGGTGTATTCGTCATTCCAACCTTCATGTCTAAATCTTGCTTGATTGCGCTGTTGAATAAAAGCACGATATTGTTCATGCACTACTGGATCTGTTCCAGTTACCCATGTGTGTGGTCTTGGTCCCGGTTTGCTTCCTCTTCGTGATTTAACCTGCATGTGTTACTCCAAACGCTGTATTTTTATAAATTTGTTCTGGTTCTGGTGTGTCGCACCAGTTGCATGGTTCTGACTGTAAATTTGTTATGATGTCTTGTTCTGGCACGCAGTAGTGTGACCATGATCCATCTGCGTTACGCCAGCTTATTGGGTTGTTTGTGTTGTTCATTTTGTTTTCCTAAAAATAGTATATTTCTTTAAAATGTTACTTTTTCGCCTAAAAAAAGTAACATGAAATCAGTGATGTTACTTTTTGTTTTTAGCACGATCAATGCATGTTTGACGCTTTTTACTACAAATACCTGCATGATAGAAGCAGATGTTACGATGTTACTGTATTGAGCCATTTTTTAGTGATTTAAAATTTCGTTCAATTTTTCAAAACGATCGCGTATGCTTACAATGTTAGTTGGCTGTTTTTGTACTTGTAGTGGCAAGCCCATGTTGCTGCGATATTGGTCATAATCGCGATTACAAATCAACTTCCAATCAAACACAGGCGTACTGCCACGAACGGGGTCACGAAAACAACTAACCTGCACGGAGCTAATTTCACCATCATCAATATCAATATGATAGCGTTCAGCAAGTTCGTAATCAACCATATTACGCTTAAGATATTCTTCAAATTTCTTAGCAACATTCTTATCTTTCCAACTGGTGTTTTCAGTGTGTGTTCTAACCAAATCAGCAAGCCATTTCTTTGGCATAACACCTTGACTTTTGTATACAGGGAGTATTTCGTCAAATGCGTGAGTAATATCGTCTTTTTGCACATCAAAGCGGTTGTGATAATCTTCACCATGCAATGCGTCCAGTTTAGTTCCTAAATGCTGTTGATGCCTAACGATCAACCCACTCAGCCAATCACTAACCTTTGCTCTGTCTTTTACTAAATCACGCCATATGCCATCGACATACTCTTTAGGATTAGCAATGCCCCGACTGCGTGCTTCTTCAAGCATAACAGTTGATGTATAAATTACCGAATAGCGTCTATCTTCTGCACTATCAGCACCGCCACTAAGTGTAACTACACCTTTTGGATTATTGCTTAAAAATAAGAAGTTATAATTCCGATCAGCTATTGTAGCATCAATGCCTTTGCGTTCTACACGCATGTCTTCTGAACCTGTGGCTTGCTTTAGTTTGCTTGCTTCAAGTTCGCGCTCTTCCGGTTCATCATAATACAGTATAAGTGCCATTTCCCAGTTTCCGTTGAATTTGTGTAATTCTTCTTTGTGGGCTTGCACTACACACATAGGTGTAAAGACGGTTTTTAGCAGCGTAATAAAAGTATTCTTACCTGTGCCACCAGCACCACCCCCTAGATCAATATTAGGGATAGCACTTGCTAATTCTGGTTGTATATACTTCATTAATACCCAACGCTCTAGGTGCTCGATATTTTCAGGCTTGCCGCCACCTAAACAATACATCAAAAAATCAAAGCGTTCATCATATTCCTGTGAGTCGCTTGGTTGCAACCAGTATTTTTTAATAATACTCATCTTATTGTAGGAATTTCTTTCATTCCACTTATCAATATTAAAACTTGCTGTGGTATTCAAGTAAGAACGCTTTTGTTCAATGAATAAATCAATAATGCGATCTTCATCAGCGCCTCTGAGTTTATGTCCGCATACAGTTTCAAACCATCTAACTATTTTTCTGCCAGTTGCTGTAAAATCTTTAAACAGTGCATTATTTTGTTTTGCACCAAAATCCTTACAGTAAATGATGCGCTGATCCTGCACCAAATAGCCCATGTCATGTGATTCCATGATTGCAGAAACTATTTTTTGATCTGCTGTCCAGTGCTTGCTGTTGCGTGCTGATTGTTCTGCCTCTTCTAAATCTCTGATGTCGCGCTCGAGATCGCGAATACGATCTTCTGTTTCATAAACGGCACCTAGAATACGAGTGCGTTCTCTTTCATCAGCAGCACGGTTTAATTCGTCTTCTAATACAAGTTTGCGTGCTTCTTCTTCGCGGCAGCCTTGCCGCAGTTCATCAATTGATAATTTCTTTGCCATACTGGTTTCCTTTATATTTTTTATATAATTTCTCTTGTAATCTTGCTAGTGATATTTCTTCGCGTGTTTGTGACATAAAAATCTGTTCATCATTGTAGTGCTGTCTAAGCAAATAAATCACGCTGCCCATACTGATTGTGCCATCGCCTCGCTTCCACACCGCTTGTGCATCACTGGCAGTTTTTGTTGAACTTATTTGACTGGTAATGTATACAAAATCTTCCAATCTAAAACCACCTGTCTTTAATCCCCAACCAATGTTTCTCCAAGTTTCATACATGCCCGAATAACGCAGATTCAAACCACTTAACAGTTTAACTATGTGACTTTTTTGTTCATCATTCATTTCTGTGTATTCTTGTGTGCTAGATTCTCGCATTTGTGATTCATCATACTCGTTTATTTCACGGATTAATGCTGCCACAATACTGTCAGGTAAAAACACACTTGCTCGTAGTTCTTTGATTTGACAATCCGGAGTACCATAAAAAATACGTGTGGGATCTTTACACACAGGATCGCCGCCAAACTCTTTATTCAATGCTCGCATCAGTTTACTTGCATCGGCACCTGATTCAACAGCGGTTTCTGTTTGAAACAGAATTCTAAATTTGTGGAGTTCGGGTGTCCAACTGGGTGTAGCGTAAAATCCGCAAGCAAATTGATTATAAAACGCATTGTCAAACAACTCCGGTATAGTCATACCCGAGTCAATGTCCACCATAAACAACTGTCTGCTACAAAAGTGCATTGCACCACGCATGCCCGAACCATCCAAATAACAACTACTTACATAACCTTCTTCAGTTATTAGTTTAAAAACATCTTCAACTGAATCTACTTCAATGTTAGTCCATCCTGTGTATGGGAATGCTTCTCCGCGTAGCCATTTCCCACAAATCTCCGGGTGTATAGACAGTTTCATACTCTGTCTCCATATTTTAGTTTCATAACAAGTTCTTCGACGCTGGTTTTATTCAGCATCATAGCCCAAGCGCGGATACTAATACACTCGCCAAAAAGATAAAAACCAACTCTGCCATTAATTTTGTTAATGTAAGCCGGCCCATCTTCTCTGTGTAAAACTTTTTGTTTAATCCAATATGTGTATTCTGTTGTTTCATTTTTCCCATCCTCGGATGTAATAGCATCTCTATAAATTAATATAGGCACCAACAATTGTCTAACCGATTCAGCATTAGTCATAGTTGGCCTCCACTTCGCGTTCTAAATCTGCTAATTCATCACGCAATTGACGAACAAAACCCTGTCTGTTCGCATCATTTTCAAAATCTAAAATTAGGGCACGCAACTGCTTGATTTTATTATGGTTTTTTTGCTGTTTTTTCGCTTTTTCGTCTTTTTGCGCCTTTTTAATAGGTTCTAGTGTCTTACTAACAAAACGACGCAAATCGTTCTGTTTTCGCACTTTTTCCATTTCTAGTTCACTTTGCCATTCACGATATTTGCGGTAACTGGTAAATCCGTGAGCACTCATATCAGCTGCTTGTGCTTGTTTTGCAGCCAACCAATGATGATCGCCTTTGCGCATATTCATAAGATTAACGCCATCTAAAATACAACGCATAATATGTTCATCTTCCTGATCTTTTGGACCTTCAGCACCATACTCAGCCACCGAAAATAATCGCCATTCAACACTTTCGGCGTCTAGTCTACGAATAAAGTCATATACCACACGTGTGTTGTCAAATTTTGATAGTGCGCGATGTTCAGTTTCTCTGCGTTCTGGTCTGGAAGTTTCGCCCACATAAAATGGATGCCATTCATCATTGATACAAGCACGCAATTCATATATAATGCCTGGTTCAAACGAATGGTCTTCAAGTCTTTTTGCCATTATATTCTCCTTGTTATACAGTTATTTATAGCATTATACATAATTAGTGTATTTTTCGCAACCTTTTTAGCCAAAAAAAAGACCCTGCACAAAGGACTTGGAACAGGGTCAAAAGAACCAGCACTCGCTGGCATTTTTCTACCAAATAAAGGTAAACTATGTACTTGCATTCGCAAGCATGAATATTTATTATTAAAAAACCCCCTTGATGTAATCTCGGGGGTTAAAAATGTCACAATTTTTAATACACATATAAAGCCTACTCTATTGGAGTGAGTAGAATGTAGCAGATAACTGATAGGTAACAAATTAAGAGAATTACGAAAGTATGGCAAGTTTCGTGGTTGCTGCCCTATCCGCAGCGGGGATATATGCTATCCTGCTACATTTTTATTTAGTCTATTTTGCCTACGAACCCTATTTTGCGTAAATATTCGCACTATGTTAGATAAAAAATACACTTGTGCTGAATGCGGTGCTGTTAAAAACGAACAACCCACTAAAGAATATCGCAGACTATTTAATAACAATGCCTGGACACCGCGATGCACTCAGTGTGTGCGCAGACCTGTTGATGGCCGATGGCTATTGCCCAGCGAAATAGTTAAACTGAATCAGCAGATATGCGAGTCATCACAGGCATAAAATATTCTTATGATGCGCTGATCACAGCACCTAAACTGATGCGATCCCACAAATATTTTGCATTGCCACTATCGTAAATACCTTGACTAACAGCAATACAAGCACTACCTGCATCACCATCGGAACAATATGCAATGGTTCCTGCTGGATAATCCAGTGCTTCAAGTTCTGCAACTGTTAAATCATTTAATGCTAAACAATCTTGAATAACAACTAATCCAGTAGCAGGCTGCATAATAATATTGTTTGTGCCGCCACTGGTAAAAGTAGTAGGCATATTCAATTGCGGAACCTGTTGATTACTATCAAGCGGGCACAATCCATCTGCTGTGTCTCTGCTATCAATTAATTCTCCTAACCGAACTAATGCATTGTATAGTTCTGCTCTTGCTAGACCAATGCTATCTGTAGGACTGTCTAGATGCGTAGTAGTAATATCGTTTGTTGGGTAACTCATTTTAATTCCTTATTGGTCGATTAATTTATATATCGTAGTATAATTTCCGTTTGAATCTCTTATTGAGTATACCATTGGAATACCAATAATTGTTACGTCAATAATTGCATCAGTGCTGGTATTTGTTGCAACATCAACTACATTAACAGTTCCGGTGTTGTTGTTGTTTATAACACGCCCAACAACATTTTTTGTTTCGGCAACATTCGCAGTAATAATAACATTATCTGTTGATATTAACGAATTTGTGAATAATACGCCAGTATTGTCTCTAAGATATGATCGAATATCAAGTACTCGCGCACCCACTGATCCTGATAGCGTGCTAGTATCAATGCCTTGTACTGTTTTGCTCCAAGTTTTATAAACATCAAGCTCATATCCACGTAAACAAAGTTGGTCGCACCCGCTGGTATTCGCTCCGTATACGTAAAAGTATGGTAATGCATAACAATCTACTTCAAATGGCCCAACTTTGGGCGATGGTGTTGCTACGTTTGATGAAATAAAAGTTGGTGGTGCATATGTTGCTCTTAAACTATTATCGCTAACACGATACACTTTCCAGCCGATACTTGCTCTTGCAAATGGATTTCCGCTACTGGTGTCATTATCTTCGTAACCAACAACACGAGCATCAATTGATCCGGAGACAGTAAATGATTCATTTGCTTTAATGTAAATGCGTTGATTACTTGAAGTTTCTTCGTAATACGCATCAACATTTACACCCAAGCATCCAGTTAATGGATGTTCCGAAATCCACGATCTTTCATATGGGGCGCCTTCGTCTTCCCATGCATCCCAACTATCGTATAAATCATGTGCTGGATCTGATCCTAAAGAACATCCAATACCCGATTCCGGCGGAACAGTCAGTTGACACCATTTTAACCCGCCATCTTCAACTAAATTAGTTGCGCCGGACGAATCAATAATTTGCCCAAATGGAGTTGTGTTATTGATGTCAAACTCTTTTCGTATTGATGTGTACCCATCAGCATAAGGAATATAAACTGTAGCAGAAACGCTATTTCCGACGGTGCCGAGATCGCTTACTACTGTGAGTTCAACAGTATATGTGAGCCCGGATTTTAAAAACCCGCCACTCAGTTTGAATTCACCATACGGCGCAGTAGTTGATGGGTATATGTGAGTTTCGCGATTTGGCGATGTTACGGTGAATAATATATGGTTAATATTAGGTTCAAATAATTCATCAAATCTAATACGAATTGTAGGTAGCCAATTACCATTAACATCTTTTCGAAACATAGAAGTATTTGAATCTACAACTAAATTTGTGATTGTCGGAACACGATAGTTAGGAATAAATTCATCAATCTGAGTATTATTAATGCCTAATCCAGCCGGCATTAATAAACGAGTCTTTTTAAAATCAATGTTTTGTTCGCTAACAATACGTTTTATATCAGCAACTGGAAATGCTGTGTATAGAGTTGTGTCGCCCAAATATTGTTTTGCTGTAATATCTATGGTCATGTCGCTGTTGCGCTGCATATTAATTACAATAAATTGATCGTCAGATAAATTTGCTGGAGCATAAGTTACGCGGATAATATCATAGACACGAATATTTGCAAATTCCGGCGACAACGACAAATTAATGGTATTTCCAATTCTTGCTTCATAATATTTAAAATCCATGTTTGGATCTGATGCATTAACAGTAAATCGTTTGATATTATCAATTTTAGGCGTAGGTCTATTCTGTGCGCCTAATGATTGTTGTAAAATATGATTTATAGAATTTGGGTTTGACGGAACAGATCTCTCTCTAGTTTCAGTATCAAAAAATGAATAAACATATTGATAAGGTAATTCTGAATTTGGGGTAGTATTAAATGATACGCCGCCAATAATATTCTTTTGATCAACTGTATGTGTTGATATATCAGCATATCCAAGCCACGTATTAAGGCTATAAGTATAGCTTGAATTTGTTGCTGTTGTATAATAGATTGCATTTGGGTCTAGTCGCAACACAAATTTTCCATTTTCGTATATTAACGCACATGAATTATGCAATAATAAATTTCTTAAATTAGTTGCTATTGATTGGTCGGTGTTAATTACATATGGAGTCCCATATCTGATTGATTTTACCGCATTATACATTGTAGCAATAGATATAAACGATGGGTTATCGATATCATCTGCATTTAACCCTGCACCATATGTTGGGTTTAGCAAATAATCATATATTGCTTGAATATTTGGGCAACTCCTCAAAACTGCACTGGAACGATCTATGTGTGAATAATCACTAGCAGTGACGAAAAATTCAAAGTTAGGTTTTTGATAATATTCTCTGCTGAAGCCAGTTTTACGCGGATATTCCGCTCTAAACTTAATAACTTCCAACCCCGGATATAAATTTTTATCAGGGTGCCAACTCGGCGTCGATGCTGCTCTTGCAGCGGTAGATTCACCATACTGCATTGGTTTCATTCGATGGAATAACCAATTATAAGTGTTGTTATCGCTGTCTTTAAACAAGTTAAATGTGTAGTCACCCCAGCGGGTATGATCATTCCAAATTGCAATATGTGCTTCTTGTAAGAATTGAAATGTAGTTTTTACTCGAATATAATTTAAACTATTCATCGACAAAACATATGTTACATATAGATATCTATTGTTGTCGCCTCCAGTACTTACATATGCTTCAATAGCACCAAGTTTTTGCTGATTTAAACTACCTCCGGTTTTACCTTGATATAACAAAGGCAAGCTATAATCGCCACCACGCCGATTAACCGTTGTTGAATATGCGGTGTTATCAACCTTAGGTTGTTCAGGTTGCGGGACATCAGGAACAAATAAATCAACCACCCAATCGATTGCTTTTTTGAATGGCTTAGTAATAAAGCTAAAAAAACCCATATATTATCCTTGTAATCCTTTCTGTGGTCCCCAAAGTATTTCTGTTTTATTATCAATATTAGCAAATTCTGTGCCATATGATAGGCCTAGCCGATTCTTCACCCAATTACTATAACTTTCTGCATTACTTTTAACAGCTTTAACCTGTGAAAAATTATAAAGTGTGTGTGTGCCTTGAAGTGTCAAAGAACTTCCAGTTGGTTGACTTACATAACCACCTGATTCAATAATTCCTTTATAAACAATAACTGCATTTCCTTGTTGCACCATATCTTCATTTAAAATTACTTTGCGGAGAGTAAATTCGGCACCCACATGCCGTCCGCCCTGCACTATTTGTATTAATGCTTGACTCAATCCAGTAAATTTAAATGTAATAGATTTGCGATTTAGATTGTAATCAGTTGATGTAGTAACTAGTTCTGCGGTAAATCCGCCTGTGTGTAATACATCGACACCATCAATTCCTACATTTACATCGCGAGTAGAACTTATAAATCTAAATCTATCTGTCCATGACTGGAGAGCTGGATCCCAAAATGTAATATCAATAGCATCAAGTATATGGAATGTTCTTGATGCTAGTTGTGTTAAGCTAGCAATATCAAACAGCGCCATGTTAAATATCTTCTCTTAGATTTAACGATAATTCAACAAATCCTTTAAGTCCTGTTTCGTACATCATTGCCTCGGTATTTTGAAATACTGTCATTTCAACATTATTTACATTAATTAATACCCCGCCAGTCGGAACATCTTGTGTCAAAGGAGGTGTAATTTTAAAAGAACCAATTCCAGCACTATTTGGATTTGAAACTATTTCAGTAATCATATACACTTTTAAATGATTAGCAAAAGTTATATAATCACCCGGCTGAAACATATTTCCGTCAGTTAGCGGATTATAATATGTAGGTGTCCAATCACTATCATACTCAATAGTGCTATCTCCAGCAGAATGTGCGCCACTGCCATAGATATCATCATTTGCTGGTCTAGGCGATAATGTATTATAAACACCGTTTGTGTTACTATACGGTCCAAGTGGACATTTAAATTCTGTTAATCTGCCTTTTTGTGCTTCTAGGAAAGCAACAACCTGAGCTGCTTCACCGCGTGTCATTGGTGGATAACTCAATTGAATTTCAAAATATTGATCACCGTAATTTAATCTATAAACACGACCGCTGTCAGTAGCAGAAGTTGTGCCGGGATATACACTTTTTATGGTAATTGATGCAAAATCATTTGGCGTCGGTAATGTTGCCATCTTATGCTCCTAATAGTTCCGGTTGTTCAGATACTGCTTGACGGATCATGCCAACAATTAATGGTTTACGCTGTTGGAGCAACTCATCAAAACCCTCGGCGTTAGTTGCACTAATATCAAACGTAATATTAACTACTTTGCTGCCAATTTCATCATTTGGCGTTACTGTTCCTGTGCGACCTGGAGTTACAATCTCGGGGCCGCGTTCACCAACCAAGTATGGCTGATTACCTGTGATAGTGCCGCCATACATACGTCCTTGATATTTTTGTGCTTTAATTGTAGCAACCTGTGCCATACCAGCTGCAATAACACCACCCATTTGAATCCAGTTAAGAGGAAATGGTAGTTTTAGTGCTTCAGTAGCAGCAGTATATGTATTCATAATTGCTGTAGCAATATTATATGCTTGCATGGCTGCAAACATTTCTTTTGATTGTCCGCCAAATGCGTTTCCTAAATCTTTTAATGAATCGATAGTATTTTGTTTAACTTGACCTTCAATATTTTTTTTAGCAGCAGCATATTGTTCATCGGATAATAATTTAGCACGATGGAAATCTTCTAAAGCAGTTAGTTGATCGGCATATGACATAGCAGCAGCATCTGTTGCTCCATACCAATAAGCTAGATCGGTGCCTAACATCATTTCTCTAAAAGCAACCTGAGCCGATAATAATTCTGCTTGTGCGGCAGCTTGTGCTTCTTGTTCTTGTTTTACTAGATCAACATGAGCATATGGTTGCTGTTCGGGCATAATAACACTTGTCTGACCATTTTGTGTTACGAGATCTCCCCCGGGGCCGGCTTGGTTTCTTAATTCGTCGCGGCGTTTGACTAGATATGATAATCTTGTATCGAGTTCGTCAAGCATATCAACATTATCTGATCCAGCAGCAACCATAGCTGCAATTTCTTCAGTCACATCAGCAATGCTTTTTTCAACATCCTTTAATGGGTATGATACGCCGTTAACTTTATTAGTAATAACATCGAACAGCTCAGTTAAATCATTTAATATCTCTTTAAACCATTCACTTGCACCGGATGCTGTAATAATAGTATTAGCCATTTTATCCCAAGCGACACTTAGGTTTGAAATGGTTCCGGTTAATGTTTTCATTTGATCATTAGCAGCACCAGCAAAATTAACTTCACCGATTTTGCGGAGATAGGCTTGAATATCCTCGCTGCTGTTTTTAACGGTTGTTGTTACACCATTGAAGGTAAATTCGATTTCGTCGCCTTGCTTTTTTGCTTTAATGCCAAATTCTTTTAAGCGTTCAAATTCGCCCATGGCCGCATCAGCAACTGCCTCAACCAATTGGTCGAGACTTTTGCCCATTGCGCTTGCGGTATTAGTATAAGACATTAATGCAGCTTCGCTTGGGTCTAAGCCTAATGTCTTTAATTTAATGAATGAATTTACTACTTCATCTACACTTAATGGGACTTTAGTAGCAAATTGTTCTAGCTTTCCAAATGCTGATGCTGCTGCGCCAGTCGACCCTTCGATTGTTTTTAATCTAACTTGTAGATTTTCAAATCTTGCTGCGAGAGATACAACCGATTGCCCAGCGGCACCAGCACGCTGGGCAAGGTTAATCATACTATCTAATTTAACAGCAGTTAAACTTTTGTTTAACCTATCAATTGCTGCAACAGCTTTGCTAGTATCTGCATTAACTCTTACGGTGGCGTCTGCTGACATTTTGATATGCTTCCTTTTTCATTTCAGCTTCCTTCTTAAAAAAAGCAAGCCATAGTCTAAGTTCGAACGCTGTTATCTTTTCTTGCCCTTCTGCTAATGTTAATCCAAGTTCTCTACAAACCTGCATTAACATAAAGATATCAGCGTTCTCAGTTAGTTTTTTTCGAGGTCCTCGTTTGACATAATGCCTGCATTAATTACACCAGCAACCTGGATCACAACTTTTGGATCTGCTTCATTAAGCAATGTTGCACGATCTGCATCATTAAACAAACGCTTACCGTCACCGTCACGGGCTTTAACTAGAAGACTTTCAACCAGTGCTTCCATTGATTTTCCTTGCCCCTGTAAATTCATAATACGCATTTCGTCTTTGATTGGGTAAGTTGGATAAAAATAGATATCCATATCCCACTTAGCACAATGGTATTTCTGTAAATTATTTTCTACTGCCTTATTAAAGTGATTTCTTACTTTATCAATAGCACTCATCTAAATTTCCTTTGTATTAATGTTTCAAGTTTTTTTAACAACCCATACTTTTCAGTAACATATCTGCTGTATGGCACTAGGTTAATTAATTCAGCTTTGTGTCCTCTGCCCTTAATTTTCCATCCATTGCGCATGGTTCCTGTTTGTTTTGGTGTCATTGGACGAACTTGTTCGCGTCCATATTTCATCACACTATCAACTTTTTGATCTATCGCACGCTGCATCTTAGTATGTAAGCTAGGATTAATATCTACGCGAGTACGAACTCGTATCGGTGAATCACCTAGATTAGGTAATTCGGGCTGCTCAGAACGACCAATCGCCCGAACAACCCGAAATGCTACAAACCTTAATACGGCTGGTAACATTACCGTTAGGTAGCAGTACCAAGTGTGACACTACCAGTGCCTTGGAATGAAATGCTTGCTTCAACCATGCCTTCCATGGTTGAGTTTACACTAATTCCAGTAACAATGATATTGCCGCTCACTTTTGGATTGCCTGAGCCGCTGTCGCTTGGATAGCCGACAAATGCTACTTGGCCGCTGGTGATAGCATCTTCGATGTTACCAACAACCGTTGTATCATAATAAATGTCAGCACTTCCAGACCATTCCTTAACGCCTTGCTTGTAAGTACGGAAATCATCAGTCATGACAGTTGATTCAACTGTGTTAACTGTATAATCCATACTCCATGAGCGTAAGTTAGCAACTGCATCGCCGTCGATTGTGATCGATCCGTCTTGTCCAGTATATGTGGCCACTTTAAATCTCCTGTTCTTCTGAAGTTTCTAATATTACGGGTTCAGAAATATCGTTTACATCAACAACTGTGTAGCCAGCATTTAGCCAAGCATCCAGCATGTTTTCAAACACAAACATTTCTCTTTCACCGTTAGTTAATTTGTATTGTTTCACGCAATACCCCTTTGATATACATATTGAACTGTTACTACTACAATAACCAATCCAAATGGTTCTACTACATCAAAATCTACATTAATATCTGTTACTTGTGTTGACCTTGCCATGCCGTTGCGTGTTCTATCTGCATCGAGTACTTCCTCAATACGTTCAATAACATCATTACGCTGACTGTCAATATCAAATCCATTAACCCAAGCGGTTAATTGAACTTCTAGTGTAGATTCTCGTAATCCACCAATTCCGTTTTGTGTAATATCACTGCGCACTTCGTTTGCAGTACTAACATACACAGCGGGAAATTGCTGTCTGCTTAATTGGGCTGGATCAAACGGACGGCGTGTAACCAATCCAAATCGTGGATCTTCTGCATTTTCTAATACAGCAATGATATCCTGCACAATTAATTCACGAGCACTCATCTAACAAGTCTCTGTGTGTATAATGGTGATTTTTCGCCTTGATTAATTTCTACAGCACCATCATTGTCGGCGTCGTATTCAACACCATCATTGATTACTGCTGTAAATTCTTCTTCGTAGCGACTTTTATAGTAAGCCATCATCTTTTCCCAGCGATCACCGTCAGGCGAGAACTGAGTTAATTTCGGTAGTATGTAATAGGAAAGACAATGGAATACGGCGGCTCTCGTAAATTGACTTTCTGTAATTAAAGTGGTATCCATTTCAATTCCAGTATATAAGTTTGCTTTACGAGGCCACCATTCCGTTTTGAGCCGACGGACGATATCTCCACGAGTCTTTGCGTGTTCCGCAGAGAAGTCTTGGATTCCATAATTGTATAAATCTGGAAAATATTCTAGGATATCGAGGTCTGTGCTCATTGTCATTTGCTAGTCCTCTATTATGCTGAGTAGTCTAGGTAGATACCACGAGTGGCGTCGATCAGACCAACTGCTGCGTGTAGGCTAGCGACAACATCGAAACCAACAGCTTCAGCACGGCGTGCAACTTCGAGGTCGATGTTCTTCTGCATGCCAATACGCATTGCGTCCTGACCGAATACAGCAATACCTTCTGACAGGTAGCTGCTAACAAACATTGGAACACCAGCGATAGAACCTAATAGGCCTGAACGAAGTGCAGCACCCTGGAACATGTCGCCACCAGCGTATGCAGTAGAACCAATTGCGCTCATTACTGTACCGTATAGGTCAGCAGAAACAACACCATAAAGCTGGCCCATTTCTTTAGCACCACGGATTGCACCAACAGCACCAAATACATCGTCAAGTACTGAACTACCACCAGTTGTGCCACTGGTTAAAGTTGCTAATACAGTTGCAACATCAGCGTCAAATGAAGCTGATACTGAGTTACCTAGTACACGACCAATTTCACTTGGATCAACATTACCGAGGTCACGAACAACTGAACGAGCTGCGTATAGGTTAGAAACGATAGTGTTCTTAGTATCAGCTGATAGAACTGTATCTAAATCAACACCAGGTGCTGCTTCAGCAGTTAATTTAGTAGCACTTACTGCTGCTAATTCTGGAACCTGTAGAACACCGTTTGGTGCATTAACTACAGGAATAAGTTGACCACCCAGGAACAATGAATTTTCGTGGGCAGCATAGATTGTTGCTGCTTTGGCAGGAACAAAAAGCGCATCGGTGTTAAAACCGGAAGTATATGCTGAATTTGCCATTATAATCTCCTTAAATCTGGCGTATTAAATCAAGCCCTTTGAACGGGCTTCTTTGTATTTCTGTCTATCTTGTGGATTAGTTAAATCTAAATTAGATAGATCGAAACCGGTGTTTCCACGAACGGCTGTATTACTAACCGTTCCTGAGCCTTTTGGAGTTGCAGCAACAAAGTGTGGGTTTGCTTGTAAGAATTCATTTACCAAACTTTTAATATCAAATACATCACCTGAATCAGTGTAACGAACTTGATCATTAGTCGGATCAATCACTTCTACTGAGCCACTATCGCCTAAACGCACCTGATCTTTGAGTAGTCTTACAACTTGATCTGGATTAACAGCTTTTAAGCTGCTGGCTGCGTTAAGTAATGCTCCATCTACTTTGATGCTTTTCAACTCCGATTGCAATTGATTGATTACAGAATCTTTCTTCTCCGCAGTTTCTTTAAGAATAGCCTCAAATTGACCGCGTTTCTTCTGATCTTCAATCTTACGGGCTTCATCAGCCTCGGTTAGTTGCTGATAATGATCGAGATCAATGCCTGAATACTTTGATTCGTATTTCTTGCGTTCTCTTTCAACTCTATCTGCAACAATGCGGTTTACATCTTCTTGAGTAAACCCTTTTGCCTGGCTTTCAGCGGCTTGGCCAGTTACCTCTTGATTTTCCTGATTTGTAATGGTTTCAGTTTCCATGTGTCTTTTAACCTCTTTTGTGAGTAAAACCTGCCTTACGCAGTAATAAGTTTTAGTATATTATTTATTGTTTTTTCAAACATCAACGATACTTACGCCCGCCCTTACCGGGCGTCTTTGATTTCTTTTTATACATTAAGGTTCTCCTGTGTGGGTGATTCCATGATCAACTCCATTTCTTCGTAATCGTCAGTTAACAATTCAGCAACACGACGAGCAATAACAGTCTGCAAGCCACGATTTCCCGGCAATAGTTCTTTTGCAGTCTTAAACGAGTTCATTTCATTTTGTGTGTCTCGAGTATTGTATGAGTTTGGATATTCGATTTTTCCGTCCCACATAATGCCTAACCAATCACACATAATCTGCCAAATCTGTTCTTCAGCAAGTTGTAATTGATCTGCTTTTTTAGCCAAACGAGCCCCTAATAATCTAAATTCTGTGTCTAATGCAACGCCACTTAATGTGCGAGATTCTAATACACGAATACTGCCTACATTGGCCAGTCTATTAATAGCATCAACTGTATCGCTAATGTTAGCACGAATAGCATCCAAACTACCTGAGTTAGGCTGTAACAAATATGGACGCAAGCCTGGATCCATGTTTTCAGGCATAGTGATAATAGAGCCTGCGCCTGCACTTGCAGTAACATCTTCGGTTTTAACGAGGCTGGGATGGTTTGAAATGCGGATTAACTGAGCAATCTCAGAATTTTGGTTGTATATGCTGCGTTGCAAATCTGCAATGCCTTCAATTGCACTAATTCCCACACCTTTGATGTGTGAACGAGAATCATACAAACACACAGCAGGAATATATCCTAAACCATTGGGTGTTTCATTGACTAACGAGCTGGTATTGGTGTTTTCATCGACCATGTATGTGGCGATCATTTCAGGTGTAAACACCTTGATAACATATTCTGTGTTTTCTACATTTTCAATAACCTTTAGATAGGTTAAAGCATATGCACCATTGTATTGCCTAGTCCATTTCCAATCTAATACCATTAATGGATTAAACAAGCACAAGTATGGGCGCACACCCATTTCATATTCATCAGCAAGTGTGCTAGCATCAACTGCTGGTTTATCGGCGATGATCCAAGCACACCCAAAAATAGCACTGATGCGATCTGCTTCACTCATAAAATCGTTAAAAGAACGATCATCATAATCAGCATCTTCTAGGATAGCATCAAGTATTGGATTGTTTGCTAGCGATCCAAAATCTCTTACTGGTGGTTCAGCAAATAAGAAACTGTTATAGATATCTACAATACTTTGGCAATGTAAATCGACTGGTGTTTCCATAGCACGTTGCAAATAATCTTGTTCGGTTTCGTATATATAACGAGTTAGATAACCGCCTTCTTTATATGATTTGCCACCACGATATGAATCATACAGGAACTTATAATTGTCCTTGTTTCGATTATATTCTGGATTTGCTTGTAATATATCTTCTGCTGAATTTTCCATTATGGAATCCTTGTTTCTTATTTAGTGCGTTAGCACTCCCCAGTGTGTAGGTTGCGCAATTTTACCGTGTTCTCTAACAACCGGCATTCTATATTCAATCCCGTATCCTAGTGCATCATTCATATGATCCCAGCCGTCTTTAGATGGGATCTGTGTGCCTTCTTTATAGGTTTGTTTAGTTAAACTTTCTATCAATCTGCGGCAACTGGGATCAATTAATAACTTTGGTGTACCCTCTGCTGGGCGTAGAGCTGAATTAACTGAATTAATGCGATCTTTAACTGCTGGGTGGCTGCGTCTATATTGCACATTAAATCCAGCATTTTGTAAAATACTAATATCGGTTCTACCACCGGCTGATGTTTTGCGTTGTGCTCCGGCAGGGTCGGGGTAAGCAATAACTCGCTTGTTTGGATATCTATTCTTTACTTCCTGTGCTAATTCATCAGTATTACTACCATAGATTACAATTTCGTCGATAATATGAATATAACTATTTTCTTGAACACCTATGCAAGCTGAAATAGGGTTTACGTTAAAGTCACAAAACAATAATATTTCGTTTTTAGGTTCTAGTGTATATGGTTTAACATTTTGTTCTTTGCTAAATGCCCAATAAATTACACCTGAATATGTTTCAAATCGTGCTTCGTATTCTTGCCTATAAGTGCGTTCATCTAGATCGCGGCGTGCTGCTTCTAGTTCTTCAATTGGAACGCGGCCTCCATCTGCTGTGGTGTATTGCCAACTTACCCAGTCGGTTTGTGTTGGATCTTGCCCTTTCTGATACAAATCGTATGCCCAATTACCCATACCAGCCGGAGTGCTAATAAACATTGCACCGCCACCAGTATCCGATAGTGTGGGTCTTAATACTTCATACCATGCATCTTCGTTGATGAAAGCAAATTCATCTAGAATAATGTAATTAAGTCCAACGCCGCGTAAACTGTCAAAGTTATCAGCACCGCGAAGACTAATAGTTGAGCCATTTCGTAAAGTAATAGTTAAATCACTTTCGTTAATTTTATCAGCCCAATTTAATTCTATTAGTTTGTTCTTTAGTTTGTTCCATACTGTCTGTTTTGCTTGACGGTATGATGGTGCCACATAGAATATTTTTTGATCTGGGTAGCGGGCAGCACGAGCCATCTCTCGTATTGAAAGATGGCTTTTGCCCGCTCGTCTTCCAGCTATCACACATTTAAAGCGTGATTTATTACTGGAAACAGTTTGTTGCCATTCACTTAGTGCCATTATGCACTACGATCCTTAACAAACACTCTAAAATAGCGTTCGTCGGTTAATCCGCTTGCTGTTGTAATTGTATTGGTAATGCGATAGTTATTGCTGGCTGATCCTGCTGCTAACCACACAGTTGTTGTTGTAAGTGTGTGTATGTTATTGTTGGTGGTTAATGGATTCGAATCGCCTGTAATTAATTGAATAGTCCAAGTGCTGGTGACAATTCTGTCGCCTGAATCTAACCAATCGCTCCAATCAATTGAATAGTCTAGATAACTTTCCGGATCTTTAACAATATATGATCCAATGTTATCTGTTCTAAATCCTGTTGTTTGTGTCATTATGCTGCTCTCCGTAAGCTACATGTTCTAATGTTTAGTGTTCTTGTTTCGGCACTAACAGTTATTGTTCTAGTTTCTGCTTGAATACTTAATGTTCTACATGGGTCTGGAGCTTCAGAAAACCCAACAACTGCTATAGCAGTTAATGCTGTCCACTCAGCAGCACCAACCATCATTAAGCGCGGTGTGATATCAGCGGCAAATTCTGCGCTTGCTGATACATCAGCTCCAACTGTTAAATCTACTAGTGTAGACTGCGCAGTTTCAGCAGCAAATTCTGCGGCAGCACTTAATAAAATGCCTGCGTTAACAATTTTATTGAATGCTGTATTTAACTGAATAGGTGAACCATACTTAACAAGTAAGTCAATTTCAGTGGTAAATTCTGCCATCACATCAAGTTCGGCATTAATTACAAGTCCTAAATCGGACACCATGGTAAATTCTGCTGCTGCTTCAACTATGCCAACATGCTCAACTGTTGTATCAACAGAAAGTGTGGTTGTAGCACTAACATCAATATCGCCTAGGCGACTCCCATTAATTGCTGCTGAAAATTCACTGGCACTGGTTAAATCAAGTTCTGCTGCACACAATACTTGTGTGTCAACTGTTATCGCAAACACCGTGTTGATGTCTGTGTCGGCTGGAATAACACCATTTAACGATACATGACTTTCAAAATTGGAAGCAACATCAATTGTGCCTGTGCGACCTACTGTGCTGTCTGTGCTTGTTGTAAACTCAGCACTCACAGATAGTTCTGCTAGGTGTAATTCAACTAAGTCGCTTTCAGCAGTCTGGGTAAATGTGCCAGGTAAATTAAATGTGTTCTGCCAAATTAACCATTCATCCCATGTTGGGTGTGTAAACCAATTAAATGGATATACCAATCTAATGATGTTGCCAGCAGCGGTAGTCTGAGCAAATTCAGCATCCACAATTACTGTGGCACCTAGGGTTAATTGTTCTTGGACTGTTGTTTCTGTGCTGGCAGACAGGGCTAACTCGTCACTGACTAGATTTATGGCTGAGATATTAGCGGTAAATGCTGCTGTTAACTCGCTTGCTGCTTTAACATTGTAGATGTCATCATCAAAGTTGCCATCAAAGTGTAATAGTAATATGTCTGAAATTAAGCTAGGTTCAAAAGGTGTAGTTGATGGCGTAAAGTTACTGGTATACACAGCACCATTGCGGATACGAAACTCATCAAAATTACCGTGATAGTCTAAACCAATCTTTACATTAGTATCAAACGCATAAGGAGCAGCATTTGGATATTGATCATATAGACTTGATGGCGAGTATTCAATGCCTTCGTTAACAGGAATATAACTTAATGATGAATTACCACTGTATTGTGCAGTAGTAACTTCATTACCATCAATGTATAGTCTAATCTGATTGTTATTACGAACAACAGCAATGTGTATCCATTGTTCAGTGGGAATTTCCCAGTGATAGTATAACCGATGATCGGCCTCACTATCAACTTCTTTAAATCCAACTTGCAAAACAGGATCTGGAGTAAAGAGACTGCCCTGATCATTATTATATCCAATCCAAAAGTCTGGGTCGTCACTGCTAAAATTGACGCCGTCCTGACTTTCTACTATAGTAGATGGATCTCCGTTAATCTCAACGAAGGTCTTTGGCGCAAACATTTCCCATGTTGCCCAAGCAGAGTCAAAGTAGAACCAACCTTCAATGGTAAAGTTATTGGATAGTGTTATGTCTTCACCGGGAATTTTAATGTTTAGATAAGCATTATTACCAATGCTGCGTGCTGAACAATTACCAACTCGATAATTGTCGTAATCTAAAATTACTGTAGCATCGCCTGTTCCGTTGAATACAACTGCCATTTCTTATCCTTATTCCAATGTTACAATCACAGTTCGTTGTCTGTGGAAATATGGTGTTACTACACTTTCAAAATCAACTGTAACTGCCAGTGATATTGGCTGTATCACTGTTGCACCAATTGATGTAGTAAATGATGCTGTAATTGCTGTGTCAGCAGATGTTGTAATCGCAGCCGCAATACCTGTGCTGAATTGTGCTGTGCTGACAATATCACCTGCTAAATTACCAGTGATGGTGCCAGTAAATTCACTTGCGCCAGTTAAATCAACTGTGCCACCTACAGTTAATTGTTCTGTTGCTGAGAATTCAGTTTCGGCGGTAACCATCGTG